TGCTTTTCTTCAAAAACGCAATCCCATCTTTCGCATCTTCCGCTTTCATGAAATTTGCAAACCTCGCAGGGCCTGTCTGTCAGGCAATCAAGAATTTCAGCTCTCGTCATTTGAATCTCCTTTCTCCGCTGATCCGTTGTATCGGTGTAGCAATTCGTCCATCTGATCTGCAGGAATCTCTTTCTTCAGAAATTCGAGAAAGAGAAGATCTGCGAATGAATCACGGATCGTCTGCGCTTCGGCCTGCTGGAGCCGATACGGGCCGTTTATGTCGAAGCTCCAATTCTTTAGGTTCGTGAGAATGTCGATTAGTCGCATTTTTGCTCCTTTCTATCCGAATAATCCTTCGTATTTTCCGCAATAGCTCGTCTTGCTCGTCTTGAAGTATCCGGATTGCTTTGTGTCAAAAATGACATCGCATTGTCCTTTTACGCCCCATCCGGCTGGTGGCTGATCTTCTTCTGGCAGTCGCGTCCAATGTCGGCACAACTCACAACGATCTTTATCCATCCATTCCGGCGTTTGGTATGGCCTGCCATAGCGGTCATAGGTTACGGATGATATTGCTTCAGTCAGGTTAATTTGTCCGTCCATTGAATCACCCCCTCAATTCAGCCGAAGCAGAGGACACTTCTCGCAGTAATTGTTCATCATCCATTCGTTGGCCTTGTCAGGATCTTTGTGCATCTCCAACGAAAGCTCCGGATATTTGCAGTAGTTGTCACATATCTCTCCGCAGATGTCCTCAATCTGCTGCGTGATAGTCTTGATCTCGCTCATTCAAAATCTCCTCCAAAAAAGTCTCCAATGCTCATTTGTTCTGCAAAATTCAAATTAATCTTTTCCCGTTCTGCCGCATTCATTTGAGCATATGTTCTTTCGTTTGTGTAAATCATTTCTTTTGCTTTTATGCCGTTCCCGTTCGCTGCAGAGAGTACAGTCTTTTCTATCCAGGCGTATGGAATGAAATCATCCGGCGCATCGTACTCGCTAATGAAAATATTGTCCTGTTGTCTTGCCCATTCATAAAAGCGATCATGGTCGAATCCCTGATATTTTCCGCAATTTGTAGACGAATATGGAATGTCGCAATAAATCAATGCGCCGTCCGGGATAGGTGCTTCTTGATAATCAACTCCAAGGCTTTGCAGGCTTTGCAGGCGTTGCAGGCTTTGCAGGCTTTGCAGGCTTTGCAGGCGTTCTATCTCATTCTGCCTTGTTACAATTTCAAGCTGATTGCTCGGCGTTTGTCTTTTTATTTGCCGCTGATAGTCCAAATAACGCCCGTAAACCGTCTTATTTGTGCTAGGCGTTAAAACATACCCGAAAGGGAGCAAAGCGTCCAGATCGCCCAAATACACGGCTCTATGATATGCTCTTTTCATGTCCTCTATATCCGCCCCATAGAGATAATCCTTTCCGTTGTTTCCGAAAGACCACACCAGCGCGATATAAGCATCTTCCGCTTTTCTTCTGTTGAATTCTTCGCGAGTAATCCATTCCGGATGATTTTCAACTGTATATTTCCCATAGGCACAATCAATAAAGAGCTTCGGCAACCTGGCATCTATATCATTTGCAATAAATCTCTTGTATTTGCCACTTAACATTCCGGCATGAGTAACCGCACCGCCACCGAAAAACAAATCGCAAAACACTTCTGCCTCTGGAAGCTGGCTTATGATCCATTTTGCTATTCCGTTTTTCGATCCTTTGTACGGCAGTCCATATCTCATGCGTTTTTATCGGCAAGCGCCGCCTCCCAATCGTCAATGGTCATTTGCTCATCTTTCGGCAACACAATCATTTCATTCTTTGCCCGTCTATAAAATTCTTTGTTGATCTCGAATCCGTAGAAATTCCGCCCAAGCTCTAACGCAGCCCTTGCCGTACTTCCAGAGCCAAAGCAAGGATCAATCACGACATCACCCGGATCTGTGAAGATCTCGATCAAGTGCTTCAGAAGTTTCACGGGCTTCTGCGCAGGATGAATCTTCGGGATCTCCTTCCCGTCCTTCTCCCAGGTGAACCAATTGAAAATCATTTTCCCGGTTCCGCGGATTGTCTTTCCGTTTTCATCCACCTGGCAACCATTGCGGAACTTCGGCAAATATGAACGATAAAACAAAATCGCATATTCCGTAGCACCTACAACACGCATATTTGCTTTCAAAACCTGCGGCGAATAATTCTTGATAAAGACCAGCGGGATATTGTGAACAAATCCATGCTTTTCTGCCGCCTTAATGAGCGTGGGAATCTGCTCAAACGAACAGAACACGATCATGCACGGAGCATCTGACGACTTTCCGCGAGCGCCGCCCGTTTTCGGCTCCTTGCGCATAAGCTGCGAGCAGAAATGGAAATACTCATACAGATTGAAATTGAAATCAGACGCAAAAGCCGCTTTCCCGGCCAGCTTGCTCTCGCCGTTGGAATTATCGCCGCCGTTGTACCACATCGGATTCGATCCGTAGAAATTCGTCCCGACATTGTACGGAACATCTGCAATAATCAACTGTGCTTTCTGAATCGGGTAGCACTTCCAACCCTGCATAGAATCGTTATAAAGCTCGCATTTTAATCCCATTTAATCCTCCTTTTGCCGTGAAATCGGCTTGTCATTGTTCAAAATCTCCTCCACATACTCCGGCAGCGTCCCCAGATCATCCGCCACCTTTTCAACGCTCCATCCGGCATTTGTCAGCGCATGGATCCGGCCGACATCTAAATACCTCTTCTGAACGGGAATCCAGCCGGATTTATATTTCTTTTGGCCCTCAACAGTAGGCCGTCCGCGCTTGCCAACCTCGATCCCGTGGCTCCGCTTATAGCGTGTGACATTTGTCTGCATCGTGCGGAGCTTGTACGGCAGGCCGAGCGCGTCCATCGCCTGCTCCGTGGTTAATCCTTCTTTCATCAGGTCAATGACCGCAACAATATCATCTATCGCAACTGTTCGCGGATGTGGCATTTTATCACCCCCTATCCTTCCGCAAACGGCAAGGTTTCCATTTCTTCGTCCGATACTTCAACGAAGTCTTTGGAGAAGGTTTCCGTCTGCTTTCTAAATTCCTTCGTCTTTTCCGCTATCCGCTTGCTATCGGGATCGTAGACCAGGCGGATCGGCTTGTCGGCCTGCGTCAATCTTCCCGTTAATCTGTTTTTCGTGACGATCAATTCACGCATATCCATATCTTCCTGCGTGACAACATCGCCCTTCTTGAACTTCTTCCGCCCGTAGTTAATCACAATATCGACTTTGTTCGTGATGTCGCCAGAGCCGGACACATCGTCATTTTCAAATCCGTTGAATCCTGTTGACTTGCGCGGATGAGCGATCAGGACGATTATTGCGGAATACCTCCGTGCCAATTCCGCCAATTTGCCGACAAACTGACTTTGTGCGCGGTAAATGTCCGATGAAGTGTCCGAATCCATAGCCGTCATCAGATTATCGATCAGGACGAATTGACACCCCTGCTGCCGGATTGCCTGTTCGACCGTTTTCGGGATTTCATCGTTTTCGTCATCCGTGAGCGTGGAATTGTCATAAATGAAAGCCTTGTCCGCGTAGAATTGATTCAGCTTCAGCCGATCCTCTTCCGGCGTACTCACAACAGACAAATCTTTGCCGAGGATCTGGCGATCCATCCAATTGCGAAAATAGAAATCCATCAGCTCTCCCGAATAGAAAAAAGCATTATATCCGTGATTCAGCGCATGAACGCCGAACATAGAGCCGAGTGTAGATTTACCTTCTCCGCGCTTTCCCGTCAGCAGGATCAGTTGACCGACACGGAAACCACCGCTTAAGATCTCATCCAGCGAATCCAATCCTGTGGTCAGCGTGGGCATTTTCATAATGTCAACGCTTTTGACTTCCGTCATCGGCTTTATACGCTTGTCAGGAATCGGCTTCGCATTGTGGACGGCATGGAGAACGGCTTCTTTTCCGTGTTTCTGCAAAAGCTCATTCGCGTCCTTGCAGTCCTGGTAATCTTCCATCTGGACGACCTTCGTCTTTTGGGGCCAGCGCGACAAGATTTCCGTTGAGAGAGTGATTATCCCTTTTTCGCAGTCTCCGAACACAATGATCGTCTCGAACTCATTCACAAAATCCCAGCAATACGGGACCCATGTGAACCCGTTCGCGCCTGTCGGGACAGAAACGGCATTTTTGATTCCGGCTTCCGCACAGGAGAGGGAATCCAACTGACCTTCCGTGATAACCAGCGTCCCGCGATCCTCGCATTGAAACATTCCGAACAGAATCGGCTTACAGTTGCTGATTGACCATTCCTTCGCGCCAACGGACACGCCTTTGATGTAAGACATATTCCGGTATTTGATCATCTGGATCTCGCCGTCAGGATCACGGAATGGGAAAACAAGGACTTCTTCGCGGTCGTTCTTCGTGGAAAGCTCATATTTCCGCGCAATCTCTTCCGAAATACCTCTGCTTTTCAGAAAAGCGAGCGCCGGATCTGTCGGGACGGCATGTTTATCGCGGAACCGGGAGAAGTCTTGAAACCGTCTTTCCGTGTAGTCCTTCAGCCGATAGTAAGCGTCAGCGTCCCGTCCGAGTGAGAAGTTAAATTCCTTCGCAAGCGTGATCATATTCCCGGAATAACCGCACCCACTCCGCTTACAATTACACGCCCCATTCTTCAGATTGATTGCAAAAGTCCATTTATCCCGTCCGCGCCCTCCGTGACACATCGGGCATTTTTCAAATTGCAGCTCGTCTCCGTGTCTCCGTGTCCGTCCGTCCCGTGTTCTGGCGAAAGCAAGCGCATCTTCTTCCGCAAACTGATAGAAACCACTATTCATTTGTCTCCCCTCCTCCCGTTAATGTGGCCGTTCTATCTGTCCGCGCTCGATCTGCAATACCTTCCGCCAATACAGATCTGCAATCTCCTGATTCGGAAATGCTTTCTCGTCTCCCAGCTCATCCAGCCGATCAATCTCTTCCTGCGTGAATGTGTATGCGGAGAGCGGATCTGAATTTTTTCTCTTATTGGCCTTATTGCTCTTATTACTCTTATTAGTATGTGTACCTTCCGTTGTACCTTCTGTTCTACCTTCTGATGTACCTTCTGCTATACCTTCCGTTGTACCTTCTGATGTACTTTCTGTTCTACCTTTGGCTCTACCGCCGGATTGATAATCCTCATATTTTACAACAGTTAGAAGTGTCCCACGGGTTGTACCTTCCGTTTGTATCATGCCGTCACGTTCGAGTGTGCGGATGAACGTTCTAATTTTGTTCGGTGACCACCCCCATCGTGTTTCGAGTGTTTTCACGGAAACGAACCATGATCCTCTCGGAACCTCGATGACCTGACCACCGATGACAACTTTTGAATCGTGGAACTGTGCGGAAAGCAGAATGTCAATCCACGCAAGGGCCTTGTTGAACGGCTTATCACTCCACAACCAATTGTCTTGAATCTTCCTATATATGGATATATATCCCGGTCTTTCAGCCATATATCCCCCTTTCTAGCCGTTCCTTCAGCTCCCGATAAAGAATGTCACGGATCAGCTTGCCGGATGTCTCCTTCTTGCAGAAGATCAACTTCAGATCATAGCGAACCATGAACGCGAGCAAGGACGCTTCAAAAGCGTTGGGATTGAATCTTGTTTTGTAGTGTCCGTGAATCAGATTCTCCCAATTTGCGTCCTCGACCAGCAGATAGATTGACGCTCCGTGATCTCTTGCTCTCTGGAACTCCCGTTCAAACCTCTCACGGCTCTGGCACAGGCAGCCGGACAATTCAACGAGATCTGCTTTCCGCTCAATCACGGCATGACCGCAGACGGGAGATTCCGTTGAAAATGCAGGCGTTCCGTCCGGCAATATGAAATTGTAGGTATAATCGGCATAATCGAGCGTCACCCTCCGATACGGGGAGCCGAAAGATTGATACCTTCTCTCGGCTCTCTCGCTCGGTTGCTCCCTTGTGTCAACGAGGATCTCTAGGGAATGCAGGCAATTCTCGATTTCATACGGCTCCATTAGTTAAACGGGAGCGAATCAAGCTCCGAATCAGACGCCTGGAGGAAATCAGGGACATTGTTGCCGGACTGTGCGGAAGTCGATGCCGCCGATCCGTTGCCCGTGTATCCGTTCTTCTTCAGGAACTTCGCGAGCGGATAGTCATTTGCGCGGATCTTCTCGACCGATGCACCGAAACGGGCTTCCGTGTAGACGATCTCCTTGCCATCGATCACGGTTCCGGTCTCACCGAACACGATCCCGACCGTCTTGCCCTTCAGCTTCTTTTCGTCCCAATCCCACGCATAGCCGGGATTAGATTCCTCAACCGCCGCGATCCATCCGGCGAAGGACTTCTTCGTCCAGCCGTCACGCTCCGATCCGTCATCGTTCGGGACATAAATGCGCTTGACACCCTTCCACTTCTTATCTTCGGAAGTGTTCGCTTCGTACTGTTTGCGGAAGTAGTCAGCATAATCCCCCTCGCAGATGTCAAACTGAACCGTCAGGACATCGGACTTCCCGTCCGTCCCTGCGTCATAGGCCACGCCGAGAATCTTGCAGACATATCCGGCAGCAGGAAGTCTCCCAATGCTCCCGGCCTGTGCCTGCTTCTTTGCGTCATCGAATCCGTTAAATGCTTTCATTTACTTCTCCTCCTTGTTTTTTGTTTTCTTATCAACCGTGATTCCGTAGTATTCACGGATGGTGTCATTGACGGCTTTCAGATCATTCGGGATCTCCACGCTCTGGAACATTCCCTCCGGGCTTTTCGCCACGCTGATAGAATCGCCCTGCGTGTAGAACTTCTGATCCTTGCAGTAGAGAACGATGTCAAAGCAGCCCTCCACGGTCAGCTTCTCGTCCAGCATCTTGCCGATGGTCTTGACCTTCTCGCGCCCGTCCTCGCCTGTCTCTGAATGATGCAGGAAGTAAACAATCTTGTCGTCCTCTCCCAGATCATTGATGAAGTGAATCAGATCGCGGAAATTCAGCGCGATGTCCGTGAACTTCTGATATCCTGTCTCCTTTGCTCTGTCAAAGAACTCATCCGCGAGCAGATACTGCGAATCGTCAATGACGAAAGTCTTTGTCTTTGCCGTCCGGATGACGGTTTCAATCCAGGAATACCTCGCCGCCGAGATCTGCGCGGAAGTCTTGATGCTCTCGCTATCCTCAAACTTCGGAATCCTCGCCACGCCAAGATCCGACTTGAACGGGAGCCGCCCCTTTTCCACGGAAATGACCGCAACCTCGTCCTTCGTGAAGTTTTTGAGCGAATAGGTCTTTCCTGATCCGCTCCGTCCTAAAATCAAAACAGGTAATGCCATAAGATCTCCTCCTTTTCCCTTAATCTTCGTTTTCCGTGCAATTCTCTTCTTCTTCCGGCTCCTGCGGCTCCCAGCCAATCGCCTGCGCCACTTCATATCCAATCCCGTAGCGGATCCAATTGTGGCTCTGCTCATACTCGCTCTGAAGGATCTCCTTGACGGAGCCAAGCTGATCGCGGAGCTGACGGATCTGATGATTCAGACGCTCGTTGTCACGGATCAGATCCTCGAAGTGCTTCGCCGTGAGTGTCACGGTTTCATTTCTTCCATACTGCGTGTAATCCATTTAATTCTCCTCCTTGCTCTCTGTTGGTTGCGGAACGACACACCACGGAAGTGGCTTGACATTCTGCATCGCTCTCAATGCTTCTCCGACTTTCGTAGCAATTCCGTCCGGAATATGAACCCTGCTGCCATTCCGCGAGCTTGCGATGACTGCCGTGCCGAGCGTCCAATCCTTCTCCGGATGACCGCTGACAATTCCGGCGATGTGATTTTTCTCGCAGTTTTGCGGAAATTTGCGGACGAACATCATCAGTCCGAAGTAGTCCCGATTGAGGTCGCCGCGGCATCTGGTAAAGAACTTCGGCTCAACAAAAGCCACATCGTCCATGCTTTTCACGCCCAGCTCTTCCAAAATGCAATCATCCACGGACTGCCCAGGATGCGGAATGATGCCGGAAATGTGACCGGATTCCAAAATGCTCCATAACATTGTTTAATCTCCCTTCTTTGTGCTGAAATAGTGGCTCCCGATCTGCGCATAATCCTCGCCGTATTTGCTGAAGGAATGTAGCTGGAAGTAGATTAGATCATCGGGATAGAGCGTGGGACATTGTGCATACAAATCAATGGCTTCGTAGCACTCTTCTGTTGGCGTTCCGTTGTTCGCCGTGCTGAACTGATTCGGGGAATATATGACCTCTGAAATGCTCATGTCATAGATCCGCGCACGGTTGAATATGCAGGCCACTACCGCGATCTTCCCGACCATCGGCTCTCCGTTGGCTTCGGACATGACCACGCGAGCGATCAGATCCCGATTCTCCTGATTGATTTCAACGAGCTGATCAATCGGTGTGCTGATCTCTGCTTCTACGGGAACAGGAACGCTGATCGCGGACATTCCGACAACCGCCGCCAATGCTATCGCCTTAAACCTCTGCATATCTGTCCTCCATCGTTTTTCCAAAGTAGCAGATCAATCCGCCGAAACAGATAATCCCGACCGGAACGAGCGCGGAAGCTGCTTCGCAACCCAATCCGATGAACGCTATGCAAGCGCCCACGCACTCAACGCCAAACCAAAATTTTTTCATCCTCTCCACCTTTCTCCGAAAAATTCTTCGATTTTCAGCAAATCTCTGACCTTCATTTCATGACTGCCTGCGATGATATTTGAGACAGTCTGCTGACAAACTCCCAAATAATCCGCCAATTCCTTCTGCGACACTCTCCGCGTCCTCATCATTCCGGCGATCCACACACGGATTGACTTCAAATCGTTGCCGATCGTGTCTAAATTTGACCTTGCCATTTACTCCTCCTCATCGTCTTCCACGAAGAGATCCATAGAGACATTCAGAGCCTTGCAGATCTTGTGATACTCAATGACATCTATTTTTCTTTCGCCCTGGCAGATTGCGGAAATGACCGCATCGGAAAGCCCTGCCTTCTGCGCAAGAAATGTCTGCTTGATCCCGTTGTCCGTCAGGTACTGTTTGATTTTCTTGCCGACCATTGGAACCTCCTTTCTATGATTTTTTCATAGTCCGATAGTAAAAAAAAATATGGTGGTGCGCACCTGTGACCTATGATTTTTTCATACCTCACATCCAAAATGATACTATGAAATTTTCATATGTCAATAATTTTTTATGAAAATCTCATAGTTTTTTATAGGAAATCAGAAAATAGAGTGTTATAGTGAGGATGAAGGAGGAGAAAACAATGACGGAATATGATTTGATGATACGGGACAACATACGGGAGACATTGATCAAATGCAGGGCGGAAAAAGGTATTTCACAAGCCGAATTATCAAAAGTTATTGGAGTTCCAACGCCGACAATCGCATCCTGGGAGCAGGGAGTTTCCCTTCCGAATCTGCAAACGCTCTACAAGTTGGCGAAATTCTATCTTAAATCAATGGATTATATGTATGGAGAGGAGAAGACGGATGATGAACCTATTCAAGAAAAAATCGAAAAAAGAGCCAGCGTTGAACCTTACCAAAACGCTGACATTCACCAATAGCAAGGGATTCAAAGGATTCAAACGCCTGCAAGTTGTTTCTCACGGAATTGTCGAGGATCCTGCGACAATGCCAGAGACGGACGGGAAAGAGATCTGCATAGAGCTGAAATGGTCCGGCTCCGGTGATCCGTTCTGTGATGTCTTTCTCGCCGGAGAGCGTGTAGGCTGCCTATTCAATGAGAATGTTATTCCGATAAACGAACAGAACATTGACGGAGCGCACCTGGATTATGATCTCCGGCACGGAGCGAACGAAGATTGTTATCATCCGCGCCTGTTCATCCATATCGCGGAATAAATGAGAGCGCCCCCTGCACTTCGCCGGAGAAATGCAGAGGGCTTGTAGGGGGAGATCTCAACATATAGTCGATTTCCGCTATTATTGTACCATATATGGGGGAAAATACAAAAATGAACATTACGAAAACAGAATCAGGGAAATGGAAGATCCGTGAAATGAAGCACGGACGGACATATTCAAAGACAGTCGATCACAGGCCCACGCAGAGAGAAGCACGGGAGATCCTTGACGAAATGCAGAATCAGGAGCCGATCTTGCAGAAGAAGGTGACGGTTGCGGAAGCGTGGGAAGCGTTCCGATCCGCGAAAGGGAAAGTGTTGTCTCCGTCCACGCTGAAAGGTTATCGGACCTGTTTTAATGCTCTGCCGGAATGGTTTCGGGCGATCCCGATCACGGAGATACGCAAACAGCAGCTCCAGAAGCTCATCAATGATTATTCGGAAGATCATTCTCCGAAGTCCTGCCGGAACCTCTGCGGATTCGTTTCCGCGCTCTTATCCTTCTACGAAATCAAAACACCCTCTGTAAAGCTCCCACAGGCTCAACAAGCCCCTGTTTATATCCCAAGCAGGGAAGATGTCACTAAACTGTTAAAAGCCGTTTCTGGGACGAAATACGAAGTCCCAATCCGTCTCGGAGCGTATGGCCTGCGGAGATCTGAAATCATGGCGCTCACTCTGGACGATTTGTCCGCGGACAATGTTCTCACGATTAACAAGGCCCTCGTTGAATCAGAGCATGGATCCGTGCTGAAGGGAACCAAAACAACGAATAGTGCCCGTACAATCGTTTTAACGCCCCAATTAGCCGATTTAATCCGTCAGCAAGGATTTATCTATGACGGAAGCGCAAGCCGCCTTACAATGGCTCTGACGGCGTTTGAGGACATAGCAGGCATACCTCACTTCCCTCTGCACAAGCTCCGGCATTTCTTCGCGAGCTATCTCCACGATCTGGGATTCAGCGAAGCGCAGATCAAAGAAGCTGGCGGATGGTCGGACGCGTCACACGTTATGAAGCAGATCTACACCCATGCGATGCAGATGGAGCAGGCGAAGGTAGACATCGCGCAGAAGATCGGAGAACTCTGACACGGATCTGTACGCAAAACGGTCTCCGAGACCACTTTTAGGACAAGTTACCAGCAAGTTACCAGCAAGTTACCAGCAAGTTGCTATGGTTTGCCAGGACAAATCCAGGACAAATTCCAGGACAAATTCCGGACAAATTTTTTTACCACGCCACCTAGTAAACGCCCAAAAATCGTTAGTAAGTCAATCCGCAAAAGTAGCGAAAAATAAACCCCGGAGAGCCTTTAAATAGCGTCTCCGGGGCATTTCTGCGGACATAGCGAGAGGGGGACTTGAACCCCTTATCTTTGCCAAATAAACGGCGTATTTCCGCCATTCTTCAATTTTCAGGACAAATTCAGGACAAATTTTTTTTATTCGAGTGCCTGCTTCATCGCGGCGTATGATTTCGGGCCGTAGATCCCGTCAGGATTAAGCCCGACCAATCTTTGCCAATTCTTGACCGCTCCCTCGGTCGCTGGGCCGAAGCTCCCGTCAATCGGAATCGCATATCCACACGCCTGCAAATTGCTCTGCAAAATGATAACTTCCGCTCCTTTGTTCCCCCTGCGGAGTGTCGGGAGCGCGATCATGTGCGTCTCCGTCTGCAGACCGTACCATTCGGACATATCCACCCTGCCGGGGATTCCCGTTACGGTCTCTTTGGACGAGAATTGCCAACCGTCCATGTTGCCGGAATAGGTGCATTTTTTGGCATATTGAGCCACCCAATGCGGATATTTGAGCAGACGGGAATCGTCAAGCCTATCCTTAAACCATGAAGTCGAAGCGTAAACGCCTGCATTGTATCCGTAGACCTTCATCCCTTCAAGGAACTCAATCAGATAAGTCGTTCTGTCGGCTTTGCTTAAATTGTCGCTCCGGCCAAGTCCGAGCGGATGGGATTTCTCGGAATCCGCGAAGATCGGAAAGCTGAGATCCTCGCCTGCGATGAGATTCGCTACGAAGCCGGATTCCTCTCGCGCTTCCTGAATGTTGATTGCAGTCGGAAAGAAGTAAACTCCCCACGGGATCTGATACAGTTTGCACATCTTCTTGAAGTGGCGGAATTTCTTGTCCTCAACAAGAGTGCCGGATTTCCCGTAACCGCGATACCCACACCGCAGAATCACTCCGTCCACTTCCGCCTTTAACATTTCCCACGATGTCGGGAAAGCGTTGTGCTGACTTAAATCAATGACTTTCCGCATTTTTTCCCTTCTCCTCCTCGTTCGGTGTAGCCGCATCTCCGATGTCCTCAACCTTCTTCAGGAAAAAGTAGACGATTTTCCGCAGAAATCCAGGAAGTGGAACGCCTACTTCGTCAAGGTTCTCTAATATGCTAATCAGCTCGTTAAACACAAGCCAAGAAGCCACGCAGATCGCCACGACAACAGGTACAGAAAAATCGGGTGAAATAGCGTGTCCGGCATATTCGATCATCATATCCACCACCCAGCCGATGACCACGAGAAGCCATTGACCGATTTTTTTGGCGATGCCGCGCAAGCCGATGTCAGAGCTGATTTTTTCTTTCCGTGAAAGCGCCGCCATGATGCCCGTCAGATAGTCGAT